CTAAACACAGAGCTAAACACTTTCAAATAATTTGCGTTGTAATTTATGATAGTAGAATTCACGAGACTTATAAGTGATTCTTCGTTTTGTGTTGTAGCACTGGAATTAAATTTAAAGTTGACATTGAGTATCAGGTTTATTATCTCTGGGTCTACAACCACAGGAGAAATCGACGCAACAGTATATGAAGATAGGTCAGTAACAAGTTGTGCCTTTTGAACTTCATTCAGATTTAGACCAGTTGTTGACTTGACACTAATAAAAACTTTACCATACTCTGCGATATCTGATACACCAGTGACGGGATTAAATGAACCATTCTCTCCACCCCAAACAGAAGCCGTTTGAGTGTTTGGGAAGAGTTGTTTTACATAAGTTTTATAATCCTCAGCAGTAACGCATCGACCCTGTGACGCATAGTCTAAAGGTGCGTTATACTTAATCGATTGAATTGTTTCTGGTTCAGAACCACCAGCAGAAGGAGACACGGTAGATATATTAACACTATTAACAGTATCAATTGCAGCAGAATTTGTAAAGGTGACAGCGCCATTAGCAACACCTTTGTTTGTAACAACATAGTTTAATATAATAATATTTCCGTCTTCTATAGCATTACCTAAAATACCATCACCAAAGTATATTTCAAATTTTCCAGACTCAACTTCTTGTAGGAAGTAAACATTTGAAGTTGAAGTTAGAGTAGAGATGTCTGTTGCTAAAGTATATGTCGAAGTTATACTATCTATTGAAGAATTTTGAACCGTGACTGTAAGAGTTGTCGTATCTGCTCTATCATCATTAATAAGGAATCTCTGTTCAACATTCTGGGTATCAGCTGTATACCTAGTTGAAACAAAACTTCCTTCATATACACTTAAATTATTAAATGGAATTATAGAACCAACATTAGTAGAAACTACGTCCTGTATAGTTACAAACTGATAAGACGTATCACCAACGCTGGTAGTGAACACTGTCCCCGCAGCTACTGTTGCGCTTATATTACTTGTATTTAAAAAAACATTAAGAATTGCCTTGGCCGCTCTTGCAGAACGAGTAGAGTAACCCAATGTCTTAGCATGTGAAACCACACTTGACCTCAACTGAGAGGAATCAAGGAACATCTCATTTGCAAGCATATTCGCATTGAAACCAAGATAGTGAGTATTGTATGCGAGAACATCAAGGAGCGCACTAAGACCAGAGCCTTCGAAGTCATAGTCCTTAAACTCTGTTTGATTTCGCATAAAGACTTTTAGGTTATCCTTTACCTCATCAAAGTCAAATTCTGTTACATTAAGTCTTTTTGTCGTTGTTGCCATTATCGTACTCTCTCTAATAGAACTTCCATATTGACAAGTTCTGTTGGTGCGTTAACAACATAAAACTCAATAGTAACTTCATATGCGTTGTTATCAAGGTTGGGAATAGCTCTCACTCCAACAAGACGGGCGCGAGGTTCAAAGTTTTCAATTACCTCTTCGATCTTCATGGTTAGAACATATGCCATGATCGGAGTCAGGGGCTCAAACAGAACATCTCTTACACCAGAACCAATCTCTGGGTGAAAGGGCTTCTCGTATGGGTTTGTTAATATTAGATTTCTTACAGACCTTTTGACTGCTACTATATCGATAACTTTACTAATATCTTTTGAACCAGTTTTAGGGCCAAAGAATAAATCTATATCAGAATATATCTGCGCGGCACGATCTCCGCCGGTGTACGTTCCATCGTAATATGCGTCCTTACCAGCCATAGATATTCCTCTTTATTATATTTATACACATTACAGATAGTTTATATATTTATATTTAGTTAGTCTCAAAGGCCCTTTAATCTTCACAGCCGGCGATTATATCTGCATCGTAGTTTTCTAGGTTACTACCATACTTTTTGTGAGAAAATACCGCACCCGCAGTTAAATTTTTTCCTGATCCCGGTAATACAGCCTTTATTAATTTACCACCCCCAATTGATAATGTTTTTGCAATATCTTCAGATGCAACTTTAAATACTCCAGTATCCTCTGTTGGTGGAATATTTGAAACTGCATATGATATCTTTTTTTCTACTATCTTTGAAACCTTTGATGAAATATTTGCATTTTGTTTTATCACAGACGCAAGTTCAGTTAGAGCTGGTAATTCAGCCTGTTTTGCAGCAATAGGTTCCTTCACAGCTGGTTTTATACTAAACGGAACTCCCGACACCTTTTCAAGATTGGGGATAATATCAAAAATATCACCACCACCCAATACTGATTTCGCCGATGATGAAACAAGACTTCCTAACTCCAAACCAGCAGAATTTATATCATCTCCAAATTCTGTTTTAATTTTTGCTAGTGCAGAAAAATATGATGAGGTGCCAGGGGAAATAGAAATAAGACTTTTTATTTCTGCCGGTAAGTTTAGTTTAGGTAGGGTTGGTATATCAGTAGTTTGTAGTTTATTCACTAATCCAAAAAGTTCGTTCTGCGTTTCTTCAAATACAGCTATAGCTTCTGATGCAGTAGACTCTAGCTCTACAATCATCTCTTTCGCCGCAGTCTGCAACTTTGTTATAACATCATTCAGTTGCTTGCTTGCACCTTGTAAATTACTATTTGTAGGATTCATTATAGTTTTTCCTTACGGGCCCGCAAAGGTGTTTATTGAACCAGATGCAACCACTGTGCAACCAGATACATCGTCACCTATTCTTCCACAACCTTTACTATTTATAAACACCGTTGTTGATCCAATTGTGATCGGCGCTTGGTGGACCGGGCAAGGTGGAACAGGAATCAAGTGTGGATGGTTATTGTCACCTTGTCTACTGATCCCTATACTATTAACAGTAACATCGGGTGACATTTCCAGTCGGTGCGGGACAGAACAATGAACCACATCAACATCCACCATATCTCCTCTACAAATTGCTGGCATATTATTCTCCTTATGCGTTTGCTCTTTCACTAACCATCAATAATTTAAGGCGAAGTGCCCATAACGCCATGTCCCTATGTTCTGCCTCCGTATGTCCTGCGCCTTCGTCTGCCAAATGCGGCCCACTCATTGGGGGGTGATAATGATTGTTGGTATTTAGTGTGCTATCATCTGCTGTCTCAAGAACAAGGTGGTTCTCAGACTCAGTTGCCGGGTAACTATTTGGAACAGATATCCAATCCTCTCGAAGGAGTTTAGCTAATGCATCTACCGAAGCTGCTTCACACATTACCTGTCCATCATCCTCTAATAACAACTTATCCTCAATAGAAACACTGTAGGTTGTTCCCTCAACTGTAACCAAATTGACCGTTTCCATCATTATCCCTTGAGTTGCGGTTGCATCAATCGTCCCTGTCTCCAGCAATATCTCGTTAGAAGGCAACAGTGTACCCAAGTCTGGAATGAAACTAATGACATGTTTTAAGGTAGTCAAGTCAATCGCATCGTAGTCAGTATACACCACCGTTTCATTAGACGAATTAATTATAGTAAACGCATGTGCCATATTGTTCTCTATTCGTCTTCACTTGGATTTAAGTGAATATTCGGACCGCCATCAATTGTAATGTCACCCAAAGATTCAATTCCAATGGCACCAGAAGATGCATGGGCCCAAGTGGTTCCTGTTGTACTAGTCCATGCAGTACCAACAATGGAAGCCAAACTAGTCTCAGGATTTATTGTCATTGCTGTCTTTGATTTTATATTGAGTTTACTACCAGACTTTAAAGAGATGATGCCCGATATAGTTGATTGTGAAATGTCAGTCTTAACATCCAAAAGATAATTAGATTCTGTAGCTATAATAATACCATCACCTTCTGGATTAGAATCCATTTGTTTACCCGTCACCGAAAAAACCGATCCTCCGCCAACGACTTCCCACTTTGACTTTTCAATATCATAAATCACATCACCACCGATACGACCATTAACATCCTTGTTTATATTAAACGCATGATTACCAATGATCTCTTCCTCACGATTACCACCATCACCCGCACCAACCTTAACACGGTGGTTTTTATGAATCTTCTGAAAGAAGTTTCCTTCAATCTCTTGTATGTAATCTCCCTTAATCAACTCTCTTACTGAACCCTCAACAGTGATGTTCTGTGAACCCTTGATAACAATGTTCTCGCTACCAATCACAATCTCATAGTTATCTCCAATGATTTTGGTAACAACAGAGCCATCAGGATGAATCTCCTCAAAGGTTCCTGCCGTGTGCTGACGAAACATTCGTTCAGCACCGGGGCTGTCATCTACTTCTGTGATGTGTCCAGACTCAGATTCGAATACATGGTTGTAAGGATACGCAGCAGAGATATATGGATTTGCATCTTTAATAATACCTTTGGGATTAGGTTCTTCCCAAAACCCTCGTGTCTCTTGTTCTGCTTCATTAGAGAGGGTGTTTAGATAAGGTTTGGTTGCGGTAGGAATACCACTTGCTTCCTCATCATCATCTTCTGGCTCAGGATCGCCACGCAATCTCTCGTCTCTACGATTAATAAGAGATTGGTGGGTTTCTGAAATTTTACTGAGGGCAAGTCTGTTTATATCAGACTCACCAACACCGTGGCCACTATTTCTTGTGCCGGGATATGGCCCATAAGTTGGATCACCATCATAGGCTTCTTGTGGTGAATCAACACCACGCGGATCATTAAATCCTTTAGTATAATTTGCTTTTGATTCGGGAACTCCAGGCAACGAACCCATGATGACGGGTTGTTGTGCTTCAGTATCCCTAAAGAATCCAACAACCCACGACCCCTGCGTTAGAAACGAGGGTGTGTGTCCAAGGCCTTGCATCGATGGATCAGTCACAGGATGCATAACGTGAGCCCATGGCAAATCCGTAGTCTTAACCTGAGTTAAGTCCTCACTATGTCGTCCAAGCACACGAACACGAACCCTACCAAGCTTGGTGGGATCGTTCCTATCTTCAACTACACCAACGAACCAACTGAAACCATCTTTACCCATGAAATCTTGCATGGAACTATTTATAAGAGTTTAGTGAAGGTCTGGATCGCGGCCGAGTCCAGTGTTTTCTAGAGCAACCCAGTTATATTTTTCTATACTGAAAGTTTGTTCTGGCTCACTATCTTGCATGGCCATAAGCATCTCTGATGCATCATCCAAAGTTAAACCATCAACAACAACTTTATTTTTTACAATTTTGTATCTTATCATAATTGATTCCTTTTAGAGATAACCAAATACTTTATACCCTCACCTTTGTTTTACATACAGGGTTTTGTATTTAGATAGTGGGAATTATCTCTTTAGGAAGAATGAAGTCTTGCTTGTCTCCAAAGCCTATCACCTCAATATAGATAGAATCCAAAGACTTAGGTTTAACAGGAACATACCTCTTTAGCTTCTTGGACTTGTATAG